TAAGACACCTTTTGAGATAGTTTTTAACGAAGATCCTACTCCACACGAAGTAGAATTGGTTAAAAAACAATTACAACAATGGTGTAAACTCAATGAGTTTGATACTAGAGTATTCAAAATATTCCGTAATGCTATCAAATACGGAGATCAAGTATTCATTCGTGATCCAGAAAACTTCAAGTTATACTGGGTCGATATGACTAAAGTTACTAAGGTTATTGTTAATGAGAGCGAAGGTAAAAAGCCAGAACAGTATGTTATCAAAGACATTAATCCAAATCTACAAAATTTAAGCATTGCTGAAAAAGTTAGTACAGACTTTGCAATGAGTCCTGCAACTGGATTTGGTGGCACCGGTGGTGGTGGTTCTGCTCAAGGATATACTGTTCCTAGTATGCCAAGTGGACAAGCAGGAAGTCGTTTTAGTTTAGCACTAAATGAAGCTGCCATTGATTCAAAACATATATTACATCTAAGTTTGACGGAAGGTTTAGATAGATATTGGCCTTTTGGTCAAAGTGTGTTAGAGAATATTTTTAAAGTATATAAGCAAAAAGAATTGCTTGAAGATGCTATTCTCATCTATCGTGTACAACGTGCTCCTGAGCGTAGAGTTTTTAAGATTGATGTAGGTAACATGCCAAGTCACATGGCTATGGCTTTTGTAGATAGAGTTAAAAATGAGATTCATCAAAGACGTATTCCAAGTGTACAAGGTGGTTCTAGTATTATGGATGCGACATATAATCCATTATCAATGAACGAAGATTATTTCTTTCCAGTCACCGCTGATGGTAGAGGTAGTGATGTTACAACATTGCCCGGTGGTGATAACTTAGGTCAAATTGATGATTTACGTTATTTTAACAATAGATTAGCACGTGGATTGCGTGTGCCAAGTAGCTATTTACCACAAGGTCCTGAAGATAATCCTACCCCATTGAGTGATGGTCGTGTTGGTACTGCTATGATTCAAGAGTTTAGATTCAATCAATATTGCGAAAGATTGCAGAAGTATATCAGTCAAAAATTGAATGAAGAATTTAAATTGTTTATGCGTTGGAGAGGGTTAAACATTGATAGTTCATTGTTTGATATTAAATTCAATGCACCCCAAAACTTTGCAGCTTATCGCCAAAGTGAATTAGACTCTGCTAGAGTAAGTGTATTTCAAACTATGGAAGCATTTCCATATATTGCAAAACGTTTTGCAATGGAACGTTTCTTGGGATTAACACAAGAAGAAATTGAAAAGAACCAAAGCATGTGGTTTGAAGAACGTGAAGCTCCTGAAAATAGTGAAACATCAGGTAGCGATTTACGTAGTATTGGTATTAGCCCAGGTGATCTAGAAACAGATACAGAGACTGCTGATAGTTTAGAAGATATGGGAAATGAAGAATTAGGACCAGAAGGTATGCCACCAGCAGTAGCAGGACCCGAAGCAATGCCGGCAGGTGCTGCAGGTGCTCCCGCTAGTGCACCAAATATGTGATAAATACTTCATAGGAAATAACCAAGTGAAATTATTTGAAATGTTTGACGCTGCTATCGAAGGTTATCAGGATACTAGTTCTGATAACAGTAAACCTAAATGGAAAGAAAGCCGTAAAACAAAATTGACACTACGTCAAATCAGAAAGTTACGTAAAATGTTAGATGTTCGTAACTTTGAAAAAGCACAAAATCTAAAAAAATTGCGTAAGCAATATACCCCTGCAGCACCTGAACAACCAGGTCTTTAATAACAAAATCTCTTATCTTTATAAAAAACGTTAAAAATACGTACTTATTGAGTAGTTTTATTAGCTATGTGCTAAATATTTCTACACAAGCCATTCTATTCAGGAGACAAAATAATGGACAACAAAAAATTTGAAAAGCTAATTGATTTAATTATCAATGAAGACGAAGAACAAGCACGTGCTATGTTCCATGATATCGTGGTTGAGAAAAGCCGCGAAATCTATGAGAACTTAATGGCAGACGAAATGGACGAAGGTATGGGCGGTCAAGTTGGTGATTTATTAGATGAAATCGACCACGAAGAAGAAGGCATGACCGAAGAAGAAGACGAATTTGCTGATATCGAAGTAGATGATGACGGTATGGGCGATGAAGACAGTATGGAACTAGGTAGCGATGAAATGGATCACGAAGGTGGTGAAGAAGACCTAGAAGACCGTGTTGTTGACTTAGAAGACAAATTAGACGAACTCATGGCTGAATTTGAGCACCTAATGGGCGGAGAAGAAGGCGAAGAGCATGAAGAAGGTGACGAAGAAGAAGGCACCGGCGACGAAGATATGATGGAATCTGATGAAGAGGAAGAAGACTCTTTAGAAGAAAGTGAAGAAGATGATGAAGAGGAAGAAGATACTTTAGAAGAAGCAGTTCAACTAAAGAAAGTTTCTGTAACTCATGGTGACAATGGTCAAAATGCTAAAAGCGTTGTAAGCAGTGGTCCAAAAGTACCAGGCAACGGTGCTAAAGCTATTCATACAAATGACGGTAACACAGCAGGTGGTACAGTAAAGGCTCCAGCAACAATTCCAGGTAAGTACAAAAATGCTCCAGGATCAACTTTCTCTGAAAAGGGTGAGGCTGCACCAAAACCAAAACACGGTGATGACGGACAAAATAAGAAATCAGTAATTGAATCTAAAAAGTCTGTTAAGAAGCCAGTAGCTAAAACTACTACTAAGAAAATTGTTAAGTAAGGTAACCTGAGATAATGGCTTTGTATCTCAAAGAGAATCTCACTTTTGACCGCGCACAAATGGTGGTTGAAAGTGAAGGTGAAGGTAGTAAGAAGAGTCTTTATATGAAAGGCATCTTCATTCAGGGCGGGGTTAAAAACGCAAACGAGCGTGTTTACCCTGTGTCTGAAATAGAACTTGCCGTCAATACTCTAAACGAACAAATCACAAATGGTTATTCTGTATTAGGTGAAGTAGATCACCCAGATGATTTAAAAATCAATTTGGATCGTGTGTCACATATGATTACTAATATGTGGATGGATGGTGCAAATGGATTTGGAAAATTAAAGATATTACCAACTCCAATGGGACAACTAGTTTCAACTATGTTAGATAGCGGAGTGAAGTTAGGCGTAAGTTCTAGAGGTAGCGGTAACGTTGACGAAGGAACAGGTAAGGTTAGTGACTTTGAAATAGTCACTGTGGATATTGTCGCACAGCCAAGTGCACCTAATGCATACCCTAAAGCAATTTATGAAGGCATGATGAATATGCGTCATGGTCATAAAATGTTGGATATTGCAAAAGATGCGCAGAACGACAGTAAAGTACAGAGATACTTGAGAGAAGAGGTAACTCGTCTTATCAAGGATCTCAAAATTAAATAAGGGGAAATAAGCATGTTTGATGCTATCAAACCATTACTTGAGAGTGGTCTTATCAATGAAGAAACTAGCCAAGCTATTAACGAGGCATGGGAATCTAAATTGAATGAAGCTCGTGAACAAGTACGTGCTGAATTACGTGAAGAATTCGCACAACGTTATGAACATGATAAAAATGTAATGGTAGAAGCCCTTGATAATATGGTAACAGAAAGCTTACAGGCTGAAATTGAAGAGTTTCAATCTGAGAAAAAAGCAATGAACGAAGACCGTGTTAAGGCTCAACAAAAATTGCGTGAAAATGCAAACAAATTCAATAATTTTATGGTAGAAAAACTATCAGAAGAGATTAAAGAATTACGTAGCGAGCGTAAAGTACAATTGGAAAGTCAACAAAAGTTAGAGCAATTTATTGTTCAAGCTCTTGCGAAAGAAATTAAAGAATTCTCTCAAGACAAACAAGCAGTTGTAGAAGCAAAGGTTAAGTTAGTTGCTGAAGGTCGTCAACAGTTGGAAGCATTGAAGGCACGTTTTGTGTCTGAAAGTGGAAAGCGTGTTAACGAAGCTGTTGCTAAACATCTAAAGGGTGAATTAAGCCAATTGAAAGAAGATATTAAGACTGCTCGTGAAAACGATTTTGGTCGTAAGATTTTTGAATCTTTCGCAAGTGAATTCTCTGCAACTCATTTAAATGAGAAAGCAGAAACACGTAAGTTGTTTGCTCAACTTAAAGAGAAAGATGCACAATTAGCAGAATCTACTAAACAAATCGCTGAGACTAAGAAATTAGTTGAAAGTAAAGAACGTGAAGTTCGTATTATTAAAGAATCTACAAGTCGTCAAAAGACTATGGATGAATTGCTAGGAACTCTAAATGAGGAAAAAGCAAGTGTAATGCGTGACTTACTAGAAAGTGTGCAAACACCAAAATTGCAAGCCGCTTTCGACAAGTATCTACCTGCAGTGCTAAACACGATTACTGAAAAGAAAGAGTCCAAAAAGACTGTTCTATCAGAAAGCGCAAAAGCAGTTACTGGAGATAAAGCTACCGCAAAACAAGAAGTTGAAGAAACGCCGCGTGATAACGTGATTGATCTAAGACGTTTGGCAGGTATTTAATTTAAGACATTGAATTTAGGAGAAAAATAATTATGTCACAAGTTCTATTAGAAGGTCGTTGGGACGAGACCAAAGAAGCCCTACTTGAAGGTCTTAAAGGTACTCGCCGTTCAACAATGA